ATTAGTTATTTGCTATATTCAATATATAATGCTTCACCTTTGCGTAATCTAATCCAATATTTTGCATCAATTTGCGCAGTGTAGAGTAATTTATGCTTGCAAGTATTATTTTCCAATTCTTCTTTTAATTTTTTTACTTCATCCATAAAATCGCATGTTTGTTTTTCTTGCTCATTGAGTAATTTTTCTAAATGAGTTATTTTGGCATCTTTATCTACAATTTTATTATTTAAATCTGAAATGTTTTTTTCTAATTCTAGAATTTTTTCAGCTCCATCGTTCTCCATTTTTGACTCTTCCTTTTTTAAATAAATTTCTAAATATTTACCATTATCAGCCACCCATTGTTCAGCAGCAATCTTATACCAAGTATATTTACTGTCTTTATATGTATCTAAATAGTTATATATTGCATTTGTCTTAACTATTCCCACAATTGTTGAAGTAGTATTATGATCTACTCTTACTCTTAGTTCTGTGGCTATAACTTTAAATTGATTTTTTAATTCGTCTCTATTTACTGACTCTGCAACTGATATATTCTTTACTGCTGGATTATTAATGCATCCTAAATATTTATAAGAACTACTCATCCCCCAGTTTCCGCTTCCTTTTTCGCGAGTTTTATTAAAGAATGCTGAGCCGTTGTATGCTGATTCGGAAGTATATACTTTTGTTGCATTTTTTCCATAATCAGTTTCTACCACAGCTACATGACCAGCACCATCTTTGTTTACGCCAACTTTTCCTTTGGACCATACCATTATACCGCCAGCAACAGGATAACTTGTTACTGTTAATCCTTTCTTTTTCGCTTTTGAATAAAAGTTTTCAGCATCGCCTTGCAAAAAATTGAAGTAATTTCCTTTGTAACCGGTTATTTCAGAATATATTTCACTTGAGCGTCCTATTGCATATCCAACGCAATTGGATAACACATTACAATTCTTATCAGTAGGATTTCCCTTGATACAATTGCTATATCCACCATCAGCACTTCTTATATAGTGCTTATTACCTGCTCCTGGTTTTGACTTTCTTATACTAAAATTATTCATCTAAATCATCTCTTTTTATTTCTATAATCTGTTCAATATCACTAAACTTTTTAAAGATTTTATCCTCAAATGATTTGTATATTGCATCTGCACCTATCCATGTTATTAAGCCTACCCAAATAGAATTAATTATGGATAGTTCTGTAAATGATAATGCAAATGTTATGCCAATTATTATGCTTGATATTAAGCTAGTAAAAAAGAGCCATTTCTTGCTCTTTAATTGCTCCTTAATCTTTTGAATAATGGCAGTACTTACTATTGAAGCAGCTATGCTTACTATTAATATTTGCTTTATTATTTCTAAATTCATATTTTTATTTTTCCTTTCTATTTTCTTTCTTTTAGTATTAATAAATCTTCATGTATATTTTGAAAACTTTTAATAGCTCTCTCATCGTGTTGCTTAAATTCGTTATTAGTATTATCCATGCTTGTTTTAAGCAAATTTAAAGATTCAGCAATATTTCTATTACTTACTGACAATTCTTTAAGAATTGCATTATTAGCTTCTCGTTCTTGCTTTTTATCTTCCTTTTCTTCAAGTTCTTTTTCTTTACGATCTTTTCTATCATTGTGAAGATATATAATGAAAAGAACAGCCATTACGACTGTTCCACCGTATTGAAAAAGAGCAAGTGATAATTCCTTTAACTCTTCGCTCATTCCACCCTCCTTTCTCTCTTATTTATAGCCAAGTACTCTTGTAATGTAATTTGTGTTTGTATGTGAAATAGAAACTGAACTGCTATTTGCTAAAGTGATTTCACTATAATTATTGCTGAATGTTATTTTATTACCATTCAGCGTAACTTCCGTAGCTTTCAGCCAACTTTTTCCACTACTGTTAACTCCAATACTAATTAAATAAATAGTATGCCCATTTGCATTATATAATTTACCAGTACTTTGATACGAATTATCATTATTCCTAAATATAATTTCTATATATTCATAATTTGTTGCACTATCACTCAATGTTATAGTGCTGTTAGTTCCAGATACATCATTAAATAATATAACAGGTTTTATATATTCTTTTAGCATTTCATATAGTTGACTTGGTTGTAAATATGCTTTCAAATTTTTATAAGATTCATCTTCACATTGATGTACAATTGAATCTGAAGTAATTCTTTCACCATTTAATTTGTAAATTGATTTAGTCGCCATAATTGTGACTACTTAACTATTCTATATATCCAATTATCTGAGTTATAATTATATTATTAGCAGTAGTATCTATCGTGATTTTAGGTGTGGCTTTAAATTGCACTTCTGCTGTATTCCCATTTGTAATTTTGTTGTCAGATATTGTTATTCTTTTTTGCTTAATATAAAGTGTAGTACCCCATCTCTCTATAGTTGAAATATCAACACTTTTTCCATTTGGATTATTTACTCTAACACTAGAATAAGTATCATCATTATCTTTATAAAATATATCTATATATTTTTTCCCAACAACACTATCATTTAAAGTTATATTACCATTTGTACTACCTGTAAATAATATCACTTTATTATTTAATAACTTATTTAATTTACTGTCTATTTCATTCAGTAAAAGATATAAGTTTTTATAACTATTAGTTCCAAATTTATGAACTATTGAACTGGATGTAATTCTCTCATTATTTAATTCGTATATATTTTTTGTTGCCATTAATTTTAAATTAAATCAATTTAATTAAATGTCAAAATTAAAGCACCAATTTCAACTGAAACCGGTGTATTGTTTGTTCCGCTCATTGTACTGCTTGGGGCGTATGATAAATAGATTGAATTGTCTCCTGATTTTCTTGCAGAAACTTTATTTGTTACATCAATATAATCAAGAATATATTCTCCAGATGTATTTCTAACAGTGATTTTTGCTGATGTGACTGTTATATTGTTTATGTTAGTTAATTTTTTTGGTACAAAAATACCAAATCTTATTTGACCTTTTCCAGCTGTCAAGCTTCCACCAACTGTCACATATGATCTATCTTTAATAGTATAAGTGTCACCTTTTTGATAATTTAATTTTTCTTCAATACCAATTTCTAAATTATCTAAATATTTTTTTAGATTGATGTACTCATTTGATTTTTCATGTACGATAGAATCAGATGTGATTCTTTCAGCTTTTAATTTATAAATTGATTTAATTGCCATAGCAACCACCTGAAAGAGGTGAAATAGTTAAATAGCTATTCCACCTCTTTTCTTTGTTAGGAAGGTGGCTACATAGCCCTCCTTCCTGTATGTATGTATGTATGTATGTATGTATGTATGTATGTATGTATGTATAAGCATCGCATTCTTACGAATGCTTGTCAATACTTTTTTCATATGTTTCTCCTTTTATATTTCTTCATAAGTTCCAACTTTATTGAAACCTAAACAATCATAATTTTCATTCATCGTTATAAATCCATTTACATTAAAATAATTAATTTCATCAACATCAAACCAGTTGTGATTTGGAATTCCTTTTCTAATTAATTGAACCCCAGAGTTCTCTGACGACAATATATTAGTAGATGAGCCATCACTTACGTAAACAATAATATTCCACTTTTTTCTATAATCAAAATTCTCTAATATTATTGAACCTGAGTATGTATTATTTTTAATTGTAGCAGATAATGGTAGTGCTGATGAATAAGTTTCTGATTCGTCTTCTTTATATTTATAATAGATACTTAATTGATTATCGGTTACTCCAAAAGAGCCATTATAAATATTTCCTGAAAAATCAAGTTTAACTTTTCCAGAGGTTGAATCTACCCTATCGGCCACTGCACTTATTGACAATGGAATATAATTTATAATCGTTAAATTATTAGAATTATATATAATTGAATTTGTATATCCTCTTGAATCAACTGTTGTTATCGTGATTGAATCAGACCAATCAATAATTGATGGACTCAATTTATCAATATTGTTAATTTTTGTTGATATAATTGAAGAACCATTTTTAGCTGTTGAAGCAAATGTTATTTTAGGCTTATATTTTATAAATTTATTTTTATTACCAGTTAGTGCGATACAAATTGAATTACTATCTTCAATTGTAGCAGTTAAATTTGGTTTGCATTTGTCTTCTGATGCAGTAACTATAAACTTACAAGCTTTGGTTCCAATCAATTCGTAATTACTATTATTTAATTTATATGTATTACAAGTTAATAATACCTCACCAGTTTTTGAATTTGGTATTTGGTTATAAAACGAAGTCGGTATGGTCCAAGATAAAGATGTTTTATCGGACTTAGTAAGCAAAGTACCACTTAAACTACCGAATGAATATGTTACATCTGAATAAAAAATATTAGACTTTCTATCAATTGAAATCAAAGTTGATGATTCAATATTACAATCTAAGGCTGAAATTGTACTTGCACGTGGTATTGATTTTAAATCAAATGTCCCAGAACCATTACAATTATATGATGATTTATATATTGCTGCTTTTATTTCAACACTAAACGATTTAGTACCATCATCGTTATGCTTTATTGTAAGGGTACCCTTTGTAAGTACGGTTCCTTTTTTCAGTTGTATTCTTGAGGATGATTTATAAACTTCATTTCCCTGAATTTTTAAAAGAAAAGGACCTGAATAATAATATGAAGATTCAGCATCTCCGTCCCCCAATAGTGTATAATTAATTATTGTATTATTATTATCTATACTTTGCGATTTTATTGACCAATTAAATCGTACATATCTTCCCTGGTAATTGCCAGTAATAACACTACCACTTGTAACTTCTGAAAATAATTGTATATTTAATTTCATTTTATTCATTATGTATACGCCCCTGTTCCTTTATGACCTTTTGAATCAGTATAATTTTCATATCTAGTGTAATCACCTACTTGCAAATATTTTTTAACAAGCAAATTATCCGTTCTAACCACAGATTCATTTAATTCATCATCATATCCTACAAATAAAATTTCCCTTGCTGAATTACCTGTTTGATCTTCTACTTTTATACCATTTATTGAATACGTTCCTTTTATTTTTGAATCTTCATTTCCAAAAATAAGCCCATTTTTATCTATTGATGCTAGCTTTTTACTACTCTCATCATATAATTCCAATAAACCATTACTATTATTAATTCCACCTAAGCGAAGAACCCCACCTTTTATTAGATCGGCAGTTAAATTTATAACATTAATATTTTGCATGTCTAAAGTTCCATCAATTCTCCAAGCGGAAGTAAATGTTCCATTTACACCAGTATTTGAGAACCCAATGCCAAGATAATTAAATAAAAGACAATTTTGTGCTTCATTTAAAGGCAATTTATCAACAATTAATATTCTATTTTCTTCTTTGATAACATATCCCTTATTTAACACTGACCAAAGTAAATCAGTTGATTGATTCAAATTATCTTGCAATATTGTTTTTACTTTTTCTGATTCTTCTTTTGCAGTATCAGAAGCAACTTTATTGACATTTTGAATAAGCGATTTTAGAGAATTTTTAAAATTACCAAATTCAATACTTTTGAATCTTTGCGAGATAACATCATATTTTACTGAAATGACATTTGTTTTTAATGCAAGTTTTATTTTTGGATGCTCCAAATATACTGCATCCCCAACATCGGTGATATAGTTTAAATTAGCAGATAAAGAATAATTTACTTTTGGTAATTTATTATTTTCTAAATATATATTCGCCTTATTTCTTAGATCAACGATCAATGCATTTGTATAATCATCATCTGATGAATAATCATCTCTTTCTAGTTCTTGCTCAAAAGAAATTACTTTTGTAAATGGAATATCATAAAGTTGTTCTTCTAATGTAATGTATTTTTCAGGTAATAGTAATCCATCTTTTCCAACTGGTAAAAGTTTTGTAACAACATCATCCCAATTTTCATTAACTTTTAATTCTTTTAAATTCTTTGAATATTTAATTTGAACGCCTCTATCAATGCCTATCTCATCAAGAATTGAAATATTAAAGTTATTTCTAACTAAATGACCACCCCAGCGCTCTATAACTGTATTAATCGCTTCTTCTAAAGACTTTCTAACGCATCTATATGTTGATAGAGTATTAATATTTGAACTTGTAGTAAATGGGCTTAATTTATCAGTATTACTATTTAAATGTTCTAACACATAATTACAATTTTTATCAACAATGTAATTATCAAGAATAATATAATTACTTGTATCAAAATACACATGTCTAGCTTTAATATATATATAATTATTTTTAATTTCTGGATTAATAATTCTAAATAATTGTTTTCCTTCTGGAAATGGTGTAGGACATTTAATAATCATATTTGCTTGATAATAAGCTATATTATCTATTGTATCTTCAAGTTCAATATAATAGTCACCATTATCTTCCTTAAAAACATCACATTTTCTTGGATGAAGAACTTTTAAACCATTATGGTTAAATATTTTTTCATTTGATTCATAGACACTTATCATTATAACCACCTACTATTTGGCTCTATCGCAACAGAAGTAACAGTTCCAGTTAATATAATAGTATTATTTCCACTTGTTAATTTTGGAAAATCACCAATCATTTTATTGTTTTTCAAGACACCATCAATTCCATATGCTTCTTCAAGTGTTGAATCAATTACAATAGTTTCAGTTTCAGTACCAAGCTCTAAACTAAATATAGTTGTGTTATTTAATTTAAAATCTATATTTCCGCTTCCTACTATCGTAATTTTAGGCAGTGAATCAATATAACCTGCATTTGTAACAGTTAATTCATTTGTTCCAGTGAATTTTTCTTCATTTAACTTAAATTTATAAGGTTGCACATAGAATTTAACTTTTGCTGTTTTAAAATTAATTAATCTATTAAAGTCTATACTATCAATTATTTGAGCATTATAATATTTATCTGGCTCATTAGATAATATTAATTTTCCCTCACCAGTAAAGAAATTAATCACTTCATTAACATCATAATTCTTTGTCAATGCAACTGATAAATTTTTTGTATAGCTTTCATATCCTAAATTTTCAACTATATCGCCATCTCTTCCTTCAATTTCTATAATACTTCTTCTAATTTTTGGAACGCTGATAGGTGGCAATTCACATATTAATAATCCAGGAATTTCACTACTACTTTTATTTTTCCAAATTATTGAGTTCATGCATACACCACCTTTTCTACTTTTTCTATTACAAGTTCTCCAAATTTTTCATCATTTACTTTAAAAGCCATTCCAGATAATGCTTCTTTAAATGCTCTTACATAGCCATCATAATTGCTATTTTGTGAAGAAGAATTTGAAGAATAATTAGTGTTAATATTTGTATCAAATTTAGTTGGAATTGAATCAGCCATATCTTGTGATATATTTTTCATGGTGTCACTAAAACCTTCACCTATTCCAAGTGCCATATTAGTTCCTATTTCATCTTTGAATAGTTTAGATGGCGAATTAATACCAAATAATTTTTTAATAAATTTAGTTACATCGCCTACCCACCCTTTAATTTTCTTTTTTAACCAATCAATACTGCCGGAAATACCATTCCAGATTCCACTCACTAAATTTTTACCGACACTGGTCATATCTTTTAAATGTTGGATAAAAGCATTAACTATTGATTTAATAATTTTAGGTATTCTTGTTACTATTTCAACAGTATATTTAACCATTCCAGTTGCTATTGATACCATTAGTCTTAACGTACAACTTAATAATTGTGGCGTTAATTCTATTAATTTAGCAACTACCTTTACAATAATTTCAGGTAATCTTGAAATTAATTCAGGTAAAGCATTAAATATTCCATCAGTTAAAGCAACTAATAATTGAATACCGCATTCAATAAGTTCATCTATGTTATCTAATAATGTATTCACTAGATCCATAATGCATTGAACAGCAACTGGCATTAATTCTGGTAATGCTGATGCAATACCTTTAATTAATTCCATTAATAAAGTAATACCAGCCTGTAATATTGTAGGTAAATTTCCTAATATAAAACTAGATAAATTTGTAATTAATTGTACTGCTAATGGTATTAATTGTGGAAGCATTGCAGTGAAGCCATCCATAATTGTTTGTAGTAAAGACATCCCTGTTTCTAATAACTGTGGCATATATTCAACTAATCTTTCTGCCAATGACATCACTAATTCAACTATTCCATTTATAATAACATCTACCTTTGGCATAATATTATCACCAACAGTTACTACACTCTCTACAAATTCACTAATTAATCCTTTTAAATCAGCATCCTCGTTTGCTATTCCAGTAATTAAATTCGTCCAGGAAGACTTCATTGAACTTAATGAACCCTGAATTGTTTTAGTTGCTTCTTTTGAAGTTGTACCAGTAATTTTCATTTCATTTTGAATTACATGAATGGCATCATAAACATCACTTAAATTAGAAAGATCATATTTAGTACCACTTATTTTAGTCGCATCACTTAATAATCTTTCCATTTCATTTTTTGTACCACCATAACCTAATTTTAAATTATCTAGCATCGTATAATTTTGCTTTGCAAAGCCTTGATAAGCATTTTGAATACTTGTTATGTCAGTACCCATCTTATTAGCATTATCTGCCATATCTATAATAGCCTGATTTGCTTTTTTGGATGCTTTTACAGTGTCACCATCTAAACTTTGTAATAAACTTGCACTAATTGATGTAACTGTTTTCATATACTCGTTTGCTGATAATCCAGCTGTTTTATGTGCTTTATTAGCATTATCTAATGTCATTTTTTGTGATTTTTCTAATTCTGCATATTTTTCTCTTACGTCATCAACCGATTTATTTACGCTCTTTGCGTATTCTTCAATGGTCATTTCATTTGTACCAAGCAACGTTGAAACACCACCAATAAGCTGTTCATAGTCACTATAACTTCCTAATGCTTCTTTGGCTATATTAACAAACGCACTGCCTAATGATTTTACGACACTGCCTAGTCCTTTAATTCCACCTATTATTGCATCCCCTAAAATGTTTGCTTTTAAAATGTCACCAAAACTTAATGCACCATCACTAGCATCATCAAATCCTTTTTTCATCTCTTTTAACTCTTTCGTAGATTTACCAGTTGCATTTTCCATCTGAATAAGTTGTGTTTCAGCATTGTTTAATTGAGATTTAAAAGTTTTTACTTTTTCATTATTACTACCATATTCTTGTTCAGCCTTATTAAGTGCTTCTCTTAATTCATTAACTTTTATTCTTTGATCCTGAACAGATTTATTCATATTATCATAAGATGTTTTAGTTTCTTTTACACTCTTGTCTCCTGTTGAAAATTGTACAGTAGTTAATTTTAATTCAGTAGACATTAATTTCAAATCCGATGTAATACTTTTTAATGCTTTTCTATAATCGCTCTCGCCAGTTAACTTAATAGTTCCACCAAATGATCCTGCCATAAGTTATCCCTCCTTTCTAATCCTTAATAAATTCACCATCATGAATGAACATATCTTCAAGTTCTCTATAACTTTTACCAGAAAGTCTAAAGTCATAATTATTTTTATAATGTTTATATAGCATTAATAGTTTTCTCAAAGTCATTCTTCCAACTTCTTTTTCACTAAAACCTAATAAGCAATGTCCAATAAATAAAAGCCACGAGAAATCAATTACATTATCATCTTCCTCGTGGATTACTCGTTTTTTGTATCTTCATCTTCTACTTTAGTTGAATTTATAGATACTTCTTTAATTTTTTCTATCACTTCTTTTAAGCCAATTCTGCTTAACAATCTACCTAATTGTTTTGAATTTAATAATTCTCTTTTCTTTTCACTTTTTTCATTTTCAATTTCAATGCCCTCATTTACCATAACCAGCATTCCTGCTTTTAAATCTTTGATTTTTGGTTCTGATTCAGCTGAATCTTTATTTTCCACAATACTGCCCCATCTTGAAATTGAACCATATTCATTTTGAATTTCCTCCATAACATTCACATTAAATGCTAATGGATATTTTTCGTTTTCAGTTTCTAAATATATAATTTTTTCTTTCATATTTTTCCTTTCTATAAAAAAAGGGGTGAAAAATTATTTTTCCACCTTACCCTCCTTTTTGACAATTTCTACATATTCTTTAATTTCTTTAAATCGTTCTTCTGACACTTCAATAATTTTATTTAATTTATATCTTTCTTTTGTATTTTTATCTACAAAAACACTTTTAATTCTAACTTGCATATACACCTACGCAGTTGGAGTTAACAAAGTATCTAAATAAGTTTCAGCATCAGAATAACTATCAAAAGTCTTATGCTTTTCCCAAGTTCCCTCAGGTATTCCATTAAATTCTTTATCTAATGGATATACTGTTCCCTCAATAGTTGAAACTGTAAATTCTACACTTTCTCCTCTTGTTTTAGCATCGTGAGTAATTTTGGAAAATTTAACTCTTGGGAAAAATTCAACTTTATATTTTCTTTGATTATTTACTAATTTTGGAATTATATGTCCATATCCAACTTCTGGAGCAGTATCTTTAACATTCATAGAGACTTCACCTTTATTTGTAGTTTCAGTAGAAATATCATTTCCTAAAAGATCAGCATCAATTTCGTCATTGTCATCAACAACCGTAATAGTTAATGCACCTTTTTTAAAAGTAGTATCACTTTCAGCTAAGGAATCATTACCATACAATTCAGCATTATTATATTCTGGTGCAAATTTTTCTTCTTGAACCTTTTCAAATTCTGGTACTTTGCTATCTGCTAAAGTTGCATACTTACCAGCCGTAGTATTATGCTTATTATATTTTGCTTTTTTAAAACCAATTCTTGCCATATTAAATTATCCTTTCTTTTTCAAATGTACTGGTTCTATGGTAAAATTTTGTATCTTCTTCATACATTTCCTCACTATCACCAGTCCATATCCAATTATTTTGAATCATTATTTCTTTAATACGATTAGAGATATTTAAATAATTTTTAATGCTATACACATCTATATCAACCTGCGATACACTACATATGCATTCATCGTTTCCGATTAATCCAGGTTCCTCTGGTAGCATCGTCCACACGACATATCTTTTTGAACTGCCATTGTATCTCAAATGTCCAACAGGAATGATTTCATTATCAACTTCTAAATTATTAAATATTTTATTTAATTCTTCTTCCATAATTTAACCTTCCTTTATATATTTATTTTGAACTTTTAACATTTCTTGCTCTATTTGTGATTTTTTAAAAGACCTTCTTAAAAAAGGTCTTTTTGCTTCACCACTACTAGTTCCATATTCTCTTGCCATAGCAATTAAAGGGATTGGAGTTCCTTTTGGAAATTTGTTACTAGTTTTACTATTAGGGATATATCCATAAAATCCAACATAGACATTTATTGCATCATCACTAGGGGTTTTATAAACTTTTGTAATTTTTAATCCTCTCTCTAATGATTTTGAACTTTTAAATGCACTTTTTATATTTGATTTCACATTTTTATAGACAACTTCCGCTCCTGCTTGTGCCATTTGCCCAAATATATCTTCACAATTTGTTTCAAGTTCATTAAACATATTTATTAAATCATTTGGTACTTCTGCATCAAAATTAGCCATTACTTCTCTACAACTTTCGCTTGAATTTCTAATTCAATGTTTGCTTCATTTACATTATTTAAATATTCAATCGTATATTCTTTATTATTAAATTCAATTATCATAGTTCTATCTATTACTATATTATTTGGATATCTAATCGTGAAATTGGTATATGCTTTTTCAAAATCACTACCATTTTTTATTAGAGTGTAACCTTTTGTAGTCTTAACTTCCGCATATGCTGTTAGTACTTTTTCTTTATTTTTAAATACTTTAAATCCTTCATTA